AGTACTTGAAGAGGTGGCACAAGAGTTTGATAAGTTAAAGAATTTTGGTGATACGTCACAATCGTTCGCAGCATTTGTAAGGGGAATGAAGAAATGAAAGCATTTGCAGATCCGCACAATACGCAAGAGCACGGCATGGATTTGCGAGACTGGTTTGCTGGTCTTGCTTTACCAGTAATAATGCCCGACAACAGAGCATATCCAATGGATGCGGCAAAAGCGGCATATCAGTTTGCAGACGCAATGATGAAAGAAAGGAAAAAAAATGAAACAAGCAAGAGCAGCATTTGAGAATTACATGGCCACGAAAGGAAGAGATATCTCTGAACTTTGGAACGGTAATAAATATACAAACACAAACATCAATACAAAGTGGAGTTATTTCCTTTTGGGTTGGACCATGAATCAAGGAAAGTAAATGATCAATCTAAATCAAATTAATATTGCAAAGAGTATTCAGGGACGAGAACATATTGTTGAGAGCAAGGTTGATCAGTATGCGGAGGACATGGAGCGTGGTGATGTATTTGCTCCAGTGGTTTTATTCAGAGTGGATGGGGAGTTGTTACTGGCTGACGGATGGCACAGATACTATGCTCACAAGAAGCTAAACAAATTTAGAATTGACGAGGACATTCGTAACGGTACTTACGTTGATTATTTGTTTTACATTGGTGAATCAAACAATCACGGAATGCCTTTTACGAATGCAGACAAGAGAAGGATTCTTGCTCTGTGGTTAGAGCAGTTTGAGATTGAGTTGTTGAGTGATACTGAAATTGCCAAGAGACTGCGTGTTAGTCAGAGGTTTGTGAACGAGCATCGCAAGGGTAAGAAGGGTGACACGATTGAAGTAAAGCGTAACGGTAAGACATTTACTCGCAAGGCCACTACCAAGAAGCCTAAGAAAGAAGAAGAGCCTAAAGTTGAAACCAAAGAAATCATTCCTGTAGAGTTTGAGCATACGAAGGAAGACGAGAACTTTGCTGCGATAGATTACCTGACAAAAGAGAACGAGAAGTTGAAAGAAAAAGTTGCGTTGGCTTTTATGGAGGGTGATGAGGATGACAAGGCAAAAGCTCAGCAGTTGATTGATAGTTTGAAAGAGGAGATTCGTTTGTTGCAGATTGACAATCGTGCGCTCAAGGCGGGTATGGATAAATATCAGCGTGAGGCATCGCAGTTGAGAAAGCAAGTTGCCATGCTTGAGAGACAGATCAAGAAGCAATGACTCTAAAATTAAGACCATACCAGGAGGAAACTCTTGATGCTTTACGAAAAGGATTTGCAAAAGGCAATAGAACGCAAGTCCTCTACGCCCCTACGGGGGCGGGTAAAACAGAGATGGCCATTGCATTATTAGAGGCCACTCGGAAAAAGGGCAACAGAGCGGCGATGATTTTGGACCGCGTTGTTCTTTGCGACCAGACCAGTGCCAGGTTAGATAACTATGACATTGATCATGGAGTTTTGCAGTCTGGGCACTGGCGTAACAGGCCTTATGAGAATATTCAAATATGTTCTGCACAAACGCTAGAAAAAAGAAAACAATTTCCTGGATTAAATCTATTGATTGTCGATGAATGTCATCAAACGCGAGAGCAGACCGTTGAGTTTATCAAAGCCAATCCTGATGTTCGAGTGATTGGATTGACGGCTACTCCTTTCACCAAAGGTCTGGCAAACATTTATCAGAATATCATTTCAACGGTAACAACCCAGCAGCTAGTTAACCAGGAAGTATTGGTCCCTCTTAAAGTCTTTATTGCAAAAGAGATTGACATGAAGGGAGCAAAAAAGATTGCGGGGGAATGGTCGGCAGCTGAGACTACAAAGCGCGGAAAGCAGATCACTGGGGACATTGTTAGAGAGTGGACCAAAAAAACCCACGATATTTTTGGTGAACCCAAAAAAACGATAGTCTTTTGTTCTGGTGTTGAGCATGGCATTGACCTGGCTCGGCAGTTCAATGAGGCTGGTTTTAACTTTATTTCAATCAGTTATCGCGATGACGATGACTACAAAAAAGAAGTTATTGCGGAATTCAGTAAACCACAAACAGACATCGTGGGTCTTATTGCAACGGATATCTTAACCAAAGGGTTTGATGTTCCTGATGTAATGATCGGCGTGTCGGCCAGGCCTTTTTCCAAGTCTTTGTCCTCCCATATCCAGCAAATGGGGAGGGTGATGCGTGGCTGCGAGGGCAAGGAATTTGCGCTTTGGCTTGATCATTCAGGTAATTATTTGAGGTTTCGGCAGGAATGGGAAGAGGTTTATCAGAATGGCGTTCACGAGTTGGACGATGGCGCAGAGAAACCAAAGCCTGAGCCTACAGAAAAAGAGAAGACTGAATCCAAGTGTCCAAAGTGTGAGGCTTATTTCCCTCGTTATATGGATGCGTGTCCTAATTGTGGTCATGTAAGGGAGAAGCTTAGCAACATTGATTCTGTTCCGGGGGAATTAGAAGAGCTGCAGGGAAATATTGTGACCAGGGAAGACAAGCAACGGTTTTGGTCTATGTTGAATTGGTATATTGATAATCAGGGTTGGTCCAAGGGTCGGGCAGCGCATACTTACAAGGATAAGTTTGGCGTTTGGCCCAGGGGATTGAGTGACGAGGCGATCATGCCAGACACCAAGGTGCAGCAGTTTATTGATGCGGGTATCAGGAAATATATCCGTCAAATGAGGAGAATGCGGTAATGGATTTGATTAGTTTTTGTCGAGCGCAAGGCATTCTCATAGATGCCATGCCGCCGATTGGCGTTTGGAAAAGGTATCCAACGGACGATCATCCCAGATCCAGGAATGGCGCTGTAAAGTACATGGGTACTCATGCGTTTGTGCAAAATCATGCGTTAGATGAGAAGGTCGCAACATGGAAGCCTGAGTCAATCGAATGGGTGGAGCGGGAGCGATTCAGGGATATGGCCAAGCACGAGGCTCTGAAACAGGCAAAGTTAAACCATGAGGCTGCACAACGCGCGGCCGCAATTTTGCGTGAATCACAATTGGCCAAGCATGATTATTTAAGGCTTAAGGGTTTCCCGGAGGAATCCGGGTATGTCTGGCGCGGTCCTGAGGGTGATATGCTTGTAATCCCAATGCGCGTAGGAAAGCAGCTTGTTGGATGCCAGCTGATCGATAAGCATGGGTCTAAAAAGTTCCTATACGGGCAGCGGTCCAGCATGGCTGAGTTTATATTTGATAATGGCGGAGAGCATATATATTGTGAGGGTTACGCTACAGCACTGAGCGTGAGGCTTGCTCTTAAAAATAGGAAAATAAAATACACAATACATGTATGCTTTTCGGCCCACAATTTATTGAAAATTTCAAAATCTATCGGGTCCGGCGTTGTGGTGGCCGATAACGATAAAAGTGGTACGGGTGAGCGGATAGCCCGTGAATCCGGGCTCCCGTATTGGATAAGCGATACCCTGGGGCAGGACGGTAACGACTACCACCTAACCATGGGGCTTTTTAGGTTATCGCAAGGGCTCGCGCCGCTGATATTAAAGCATAGAAAATAAGCCAGGCGGCCAGGGCTGCGATAAATCGGGCCCCGGCTGCTGCTTGTTGTTCGCGTTGGGCCTGGGTCCTCATAACCACCCGGCCAGCTTTTTGAAATATTTTTTATATTCGGCGTAATTTTTAAAGCTTTCGCGCTGCATGCAAAATATTAAAAATTGATTGCTCATAAAATAACCTTGGCCTAGTTCGGTTTTGCTTGGTCCTAGGTCCTGGTACTTTTCACCGGCATAATTTGACAATAAAACGAATTTAATTTTATCCCAGTCGCGGGCGCTGGCCTTGGTCCAGTCCAGGATATCTTCATCATTAACGCGGCCATATCCATCGTATGGGCCGGTTAAAATTTTCCCGTCCGGTGTGAGTGCTGCTATGGTGTGCAGCGCCGGAAATCCTTTGTAAATATTTACTATCGGCTTGTGTGTTTTGGCGCATGTTTTACTTGTGAATCCCATGGTTTTTCCTTTTAAAGTTCTTCGATAAAATTTATTCTTTCGCTGTAGTCAATCGTGTCTTCGTCCGATTCTGGCGTAAAGTTTGCAATTGCTAAGCTTGCGGCTTCCTCTTCTGAAGTTGCGTGAATGTGCACTTCTTTTGTGACGAAACAGCTAACTGAAACAAAGTAAAGTTTTTTTTCTAACATGTTTTCCCCTTATAGGTCCAATACATCGGCGCGGGCCTGCTCGTGCTCGGCGCTGCTTTTGAATACTTGGCCACAATCCAGGCACACAATCCGGGAATAGTTTTCCGTTTTAATCCACCCGTGTGAGCATTGGCCGCGTTTAAGGGCCTGGGCGGCCCGGCGTGCGGTTTGTTCCAAGGCGTGTGTTAATAGGTCGGAATCGTTTGAGTAATCCATTGTTTTAAATCCTTTTAAATTGTGCAGCATCCACAGCAGGGCGCATCGATACAGCGGCCGCGGGTGTTGCGTATAAAGTACTGGGGGCGGCCTTCGTTGTACGTTATGACTAATCCAGGCGGCGCCAGGAAAGCCCGGCGGGTTTTGGTGTCGTAATTGATGGCGGCCCCGGCCTGGAAAGCGGCGCCGGTTTTGCTGCAGCGGCCGGGGTATTTTGCGCGCATTGTTTTAATCATGGTTTACCCTTTCACGATTGGGATAACGCGGCGGGCGCGTTGGTCGGTTAATTTTGCACGGGTCCCGTGTGCTCTGAATCCAATTATCGTTTTTCGGTCGGCCTTTTGGCACAGCTGGCACACTGCGCAGGTCATGTACTCTTTAACCTGGGCCGGGCATACAGTAATTGAGCGGCCCTGGGGTGTGGTGGTGTGCTGTGGCGTGTCGCTGGGCACAATGCACACAGTTGGCAGGCCGGTTGCGGCCAGGGTGTCGGCCTCTCCAGCATCATCCGCGGATAGGTTAATAGTAAAGCCCCATAAGTTGGCGTAAGTAATCCACTTCAATGCCTCGGGTGTTTTTTTATGGGTGTATGTAAACCCGCGGCGGCCAATGTTCGCGCGGACAATTTCACCCAGGGCGGCCGGGTCCACAGTTTCACCGGCGCCGGGTAAGTCACCGGCAACATTGTGGCGCCACAGCTGGCCCGGTTTCATGTTTTCAATTTGTTTGATAAGTGCCTGGATATCTACGCCGCGGCTTGGGACCTTGTTCCAATTAAGCCGGGTAAAATAGTCTTCACCATAACAATCGGCCAAGTAATGCGGGCAGCTGGGCGGGCATGTGCCGCGTTCGCTGTAGGTGGTTGGGATTGGTCCGGTTTTACGGTTTTCTGATTTGTTAATGTAATGGTATTTCATGTGTTTTCACCTTGATGGACAATGCAAAATCCCATAATGGCGGCGGCCAGTGGGAACAGTGCGGGAATTGATAAGCCGATAAAAATCAAATAACCGGATAAGGCGGTTAAAAGAAAAGAGAAAATTAAAATTAAGATATCCATTGTTTAAGCTTTCATTGTGAGGGGATTGGTTTCCTGGATCGTATAGCCCAAGGCCTGGATTTGTGTGAGGGTTTCGCGGGTTAGGGTTTTGGTTTTGGCAATAGCAGCAAAAATTTTTGCCTGCTCGCATGCTGGGTGTGCGACTAGTTGCCCGTATTGTTCGCGGATTTGGATTTGAATTGTTTTCATGTTATGCGGCCTTGAAGTACTGGGGGATTAAAGCGGCCAGGCGCTCCAGCTGCTGCTTTTTGATTTGGCGGCGTTGTGCGGCCTTTTGTGATTTCCTGGCCAAGTGTTCGCGGCAGCTTTCGCGCCAAGTTTTGGCGTATCCGGTGGGATTGGGGGAAAGCTGGTCCAGCTTATTGAGCATGCGCGCGGGCATGTCATAATAGTGTGGTCCCATGTCCTCGGTCATGTCTTTGAAATAAAATTCTACGGTGTCGCGCGAATAGCTGGCGCGGCGTTCAGTTAGGACCACCATTCCATAGTACATAGTGGCGCCGGTGGTTTCGGTGCGTTTAATGATTGCATAGTAAGTGTTGCCGGCCATGCTGTGGTCGATTACTTCCCAGCGCGTGCCCTGGGCGCTGTCCTGGGTCAATTCGCGCTGCAGCACGTCCGCGGTTTTTTGGTTTCGCCCAATTGTGTAAGAGGTCCATCCCATGATTAGTTATCCTTTTTGGTTAGTTGCCGGGCGAAGTGTTGCCCCATAAGCCCACAGCATGGGCTTATAGAATTCACTTAAGCGGCTTAAACTGTGAGTGCTGGTTAATTTCCTGCTGGGTTACTTGCTGGGCGGCCTTGATTCGGTTAATCGATTCCTGCAGCTGCTCGGTTGTTTTTACACTGGCGGCGTCAATGATTAACGATTTGTCGATTTTGTAATACTTGCCAGGCTTAAGCTGTTTTGTGGCTAAGGCTATATACTTTGATTTGAGGTTTTCATGATGCATAAACGCTGCGATGCTGCTGATTGTGTCAATTGTTAAATCGTTCATGGTTAGGTCCTTAGATAATGAAGTCGGGGTGAGTGGTTACGTTAAAGGCGGCGGCGTATTGCATCAATTCTGTTATTTGCTTTTTTGTCATGGCGGAACGGATTAAAGCGGATAAGCTGCGCGCAATGGTGTCATTCATTCCAAGTGTATGCATGGCGTGGAGTTTGATAATTTCTCTTTTCTGTGATTGATTCATGGTTAGGTCCTTTTACTTTTTAGAATATTCAATTAACCCGGTTAAATACTCTTCAGTTAATTTATCCTCATATGCAATAACTTGGACGCCTTTCGAATTAACACCCAGGAAAATCCCATAAGTGTCATTACCCGTTGTTACTCGAGTTCCAAAGGGTATGTTTTTAATTTGTTCGTCTTTCATCATTGAAATATTCATTTTGTTATCCTTTGTAGTTGCCTGCAATTATTTGCAAGTGAGTGCATAGTATTGCATCGTTTTACACTTGTCAACACTTATTTTTAATTATTTTCTAGGGGAAAACCCTAATATTGCATTCTTCATCTAAGTAATAATGGATAAATGCGGGCTAAGTGTTGCAGTTTCTCTTTTTGTTCACCTATAATCGGGCCCAGGATAACAGCGAAGCGGAGCAGTCAAAATGAAGTTAACCCGGGAACAGATAAAAGAAGGCCTGGAACAGCTGCCAATTAAAGCAGTACTGAATAAGGGAAGAGCTAAAGAGCTAACACCTAAGCAAAAGCGTTTCGTCACTGAGCATGTAATCAAAGGGGAAACTAAGTCTAATGCATACCGGAAAGCGTATAACACAAAGGCAAACCCGCGTGCTGTGGGTGCTGATGCTGCCAGGCTTGCAGCTAAGCCTGTGGTTGCCCTTGAAATAGAAAGAGTAAAGGCGGCAATGGAAGCTGCGGAATATCGTTCCGCTGGACACTTAAGGGCCTTAGTGGTGGATTCGTTAACCCGCGTATTACTCGATGACGATGCGCGCCACAGCGACCGGATCCAGGCGTCAAAGGTAATCGGCGAGATTGCTGGCGTAGATTTATTTAAACCAATAACGGAATCGAGTAAGCCGGTTAGTTCTAAGGTCGCGCGCGATCAGATATTGGATGAAATACGCAAGTTGATGGGTGTGAAGGTTGATTCGGATATCGTTGACGTGCAGGCGCGTTCGCTGCTGGACGAGCTCACGGGCGACCCCCACCCGGGCGGCACCCCCCAAGATGCGCAGCAGGAGTCCCAAAATTTTCCGCATAGTATTCCACACAAACAACCACCAGAAAATTTGCATTCTAGAACGGTTCTAGAATACCCTACGGAAGGCCCCCCCTTATAAAAGTGTTTGGGTCCCATAGGGGGTATATATATATGGAGATGGGAAATGACTGAGAAGCAGAGTGAGGTTTATGAGATTATTGAGGAGTATTGGAGGAAGTTTGGGTTTAGTCCTTCGTATCGGGAGATAGCACAGATGAGGGGTGTGAGTGGGTTAGCGGGGGTTAAGAAGATGATTGATAGGTTGGTGAAGTTGGGGGTTGTAAAGAGGATAGATGGGAAGAGATCTGTTCGGCCTGTATATATTAAGTTTAGGAATTACAAATGACGCTAGAGGAATTGTTGGGGAGTTTGGATGAGGGGGAATATGCGGCCTTTATGGAGAAGGTTGTGGGGTTGAGGGCGAGTGTGGAGAGGGAGAAGGCGCAAGAGGGGTTTATGGATTATGTGAAGATGATGTGGCCTGGGTTTGTGGCGGGTAGGCATCATAGTGTGATGGCGAAGAAGTTTGAGGCGATTGCTAGGGGTGAGAGTAAGAGGTTGATTATCAATATGGCGCCTAGGCATACGAAGTCGGAGTTTGCGAGTTACTTGTTGCCGAGTTGGTTTTTGGGTAAGTTTCCGAATAAGAAGGTGATTCAGTGTTCGAATACTGCTGAGCTGGCGGTGGGTTTTGGTAGGAAGGTTAGGAACTTGGTGGGAAGTGAGCACTATAAGACGGTGTTTCCAGAGGTGAGCTTGAGGCAGGATAGTAAGGCGGCGGGACGTTGGTCTACTAATAAGAATGGGGAATATTTTGCGATTGGTGTGGGTGGTACGGTAACGGGTAAGGGTGCGGATTTACTTATTATTGATGATCCGCATAGTGAGCAGGAGGCGGCACTGGGGGACCCGAGTGTATTTGATAGGGTGTATGAGTGGTATACGTCTGGGCCTAGGCAGCGTTTGCAGCCGGGTGGAAGTATTGTGATTGTGATGACGAGGTGGGGGGATAGGGATTTAACGGGTAGGATTATTCGGGATGCGGCGCAGAGGGATAAGACGGAGGAGTGGGAGGTGATTGAGTTGCCTGCGATCATGCCGAGTGGTAATCCGTTGTGGCCAGAGTTTTGGAGTTTGAGGGAGTTGGAGGCGTTGAGGGAGGAGTTGCCGCCAGCGAAGTGGAATGCTCAGTATCAGCAGACGCCTACGGGGGAAGAGGGTGCGTTGGTGAAGAGGGAGTGGTGGCAAGTGTGGGAGAATGACAGGCCGCCTCCGTGTGAGTTTATTATTCAGAGTTGGGATACTGCGTTTACGAAGAATGAGAGGAGTGACTATTCTGCGTGTACGACATGGGGGGTGTTTCACTTGAACGAGGATCCGAAGAATGTAAATATTGTTTTGTTGGATGCGTTTAAGAAGAGGATGGAGTTTCCAGAGTTGAAGCAGATGGCATTTGAGATGTATAAGGAATGGAGTCCTGATGCGTTTGTGATTGAGGCGAAAGCGGCGGGTAGTCCGTTGATTTATGAGTTAAGACAGATGGGGATTGTGGTGAGCGAATATACTCCGAGTCGGGGTAATGACAAATTTGTTCGATTGAATAGCGTGACGGATTTGTTCAAGTCAGGTAAAGTATGGTGTCCAGACACGAGATGGGCGGCTGAAGTGGTTGAGGAGATGGCATCGTTTCCGAACGGGGACCACGATGACTTGGTGGACAGTTCTGTTCAGGCGCTTATTCGATTTAGGCAAGGTGGATTTATACGATTGGAATCTGATGAAGCGGATGAAGAGGTGTATTTCCGTAAGAAGCACGTTTACTATTAAGGTGATTAAATGATTGATAGCGCACTATACCAAGCACCACAGGGACTGGGTTCCTTGCCTGATGAGAATGTAGAGATTGAGATTGAGGAGGAGAAGGAAGATCCTAGTGATGGGGTGACGATTGATTTGGACCCTAGGCAGAGTGAGGAGAAGGATGATGAATTTGACTCTAATTTAGCTGAGCACATTGATGATGGCACATTGGCTAGTATTGGCTATGATTTGGTGAGTGAGGTTGAGAGCGACATTAATTCTAGGAAGGATTGGGTAGAGATGTTTGTGCGGGGACTAGAGGTTCTTGGCATGAAATATGAGGAGAGAACTGAGCCGTGGAATGGTGCGTGTGGTGTATTTAGCACAATTTTGACTGAAGCGGCGGTGAGGTTTCAGAGTGAGACAATATTAGAGACTTTTCCTGCGGCTGGGCCTGTGAAGACTGAGATCATGGGTGCTATTAATAAGTTAAAGGAAGATGCGGCGGAGAGAGTCAGGCAGGACATGAATTACCAGTTGACTGATGTAATGCATGAGTACAGGCCAGAGCATGAGAGGATGTTGTTTAATTTAGGTCTTGCTGGCTCTGCATTTAAGAAGGTTTATTACGATCCTAGTTTAGGAAGACAGACGGCTATATTTGTTCCTGCTGAGGATGTGATCATTCCTTATGGATCGAGTGGGGCTAGGACTTCTGAGCGTGTCACTCATATTATGAGGAAGACAAAGAACGAGATCAAGAAGTTACAGGTTGCGGGCTTTTATGTAGATGTGGATTTGGGAGAGCCTGTACAGATCCATACGGATGTGGAGAAGAAGAAGGCCGAGGATCAGGGGTATTCGGTAACGGACGATGACCGTTATCAGATGTTTGAAATTCAGGTAGACTATGACTTGCCGGGATTTGAAGATGAGGATGGCATAGCTTTGCCTTATATTATTACTATAGATAGGGGGACCAATAAGGTTTTATCTATTTATAGGAATTGGAAGAAGACAGACAAGAAACGTTTAAAGAGGCAGCATTTTGTTCAGTACGATTACATACCTGGTTTTGGTGCTTACGGTTTTGGGTACATACATCTTATTGGTGGGTATGCTCGTGCGGGTACTTCCCTCATTAGACAGCTTATTGATGCTGGTACTTTAAGTAATTTACCTGGTGGATTAAAGTCTAGGGGGTTGAGGGTCAAAGGAGACGATACTCCTATTGCACCGGGAGAGTTCAGGGACGTAGATGTTCCGTCTGGCTCGATTAAAGATAATATTATGACGCTTCCTTATAAGGAGCCGAGCCAAGTATTATCTGGTTTATTGGATAAGATTACTGAAGAAGGTAGAAGATTAGGCTCTATTGCGGACATGAACGTGTCTGATATGAGCGCAAACAGTCCTGTTGGCACAACTTTAGCGTTGTTAGAGCGCCAGTTGAAGACGATGAGTGCGGTGCAAGCCCGTGTTCATTACTCAATGAAGCAGGAATTCAAATTATTGAAGGACATTATTCGGGATTTCAGCCCCAAAGAGTACGAATATGTACCTGATGGTGGGGAGAGAAAGGCGAAAAAAGAGGATTACGACATTGTAGAGGTGATTCCTGTTAGCGATCCTAACAGTTCTACGATGGCACAGAGGATTATGCAGTATCAGGCGGTGATTCAACTGTCTCAGCAGGCCCCTCAGATCTACAATTTGCCCCAATTACACCGCCAAATGATCGAAGTTTTGGGGATAAAGAACGCAGATAAGCTGGTTCCGACCGAAGATGATCAGCATCCAAGGGATCCTGTGAGCGAAAATATGGCGTTTTTGAACGGAAAACCGACAAAAGCGTTCATTTATCAGGACCATGATGCACATATTGCGGTGCATACTGCATTGTTGCAAGACCCATTAATGGCGGCACAAATTGGTCAAAATCCACAGGCCCAGACCATGCAAGCGGCTATTCAGAGCCACATTGCAGAGCATTTGGCGTTTGCTTACAGGAAAAAAATCGAGGATGCGTACGGTGCTCAGTTGCCAGCTCCCGATCAGGACATGCCGCCAGAGATGGAATTGCAATTGTCTAGACTTGTGGCGCAGGCATCTCAGCAAGTTCTGCAACAAAGCAAGTCACAAGCAGCACAACAACAGGCTCAGCAGCAAGCACAAGATCCTCTCATTCAGATGCAGCAGCAAGAGCTGCAACTTGAGGCGCAGAAAAATCAGATTGCACAGATGAAAGTGCAGGGCGATTTGCAAATCAGACAGGCAGAGTTGCAATTGAAGAGTCAGCAGTCTCAGGGTAAGAATCCAGTAATGGAAGCGCAAGCAAAAGCTCAGCAGATGCAGCAAGCAGCGCAAGCTCACCAGTTGGAATTGCAACAATCGGTTCAATCGCACAGACAAGAACTGGCAATGAATGAGCAAGCCCACGCTCAGAAGATGAGACAAGCCGAACATGAAGCGGCGATCAATGCACTTCTAAATGTGGCCAAGAGTGGTCAACAGAATGGGGGGAATAAATGATGTCACAACAAGTTTTAGAACATCTCGGTAAGAAAATTCGTTTGCGTCAAGACGATCTTATCGAAGCGTTAGCGAATGGTAGCGTAGCCGACTATGCTGCCTATCGTGAATTGGTGGGGGTGATCCGAGGTCTAGCCACCTGCCAACAAGAGATAGAAGACCTCGTGCGAAGATATAAGGAAGACGATGATGAGTGAACTATTGATTAGTCAAGACGGGGAGACTGCGACAACGTTACCCCAAAGTCCAGAGGAAAAGGCGCGGCAACTCCCTGATCCTGTGAGATTTCAGATATTGACGGTATTACCTGAGATTGAAGAAGAGTATGAAAGTGGAATTGCTAAAGCGGCAACAAGTATGCATTATGAAGAGGTGCTCTCCCCTGTTCTATTTGTAGTTAAACTTGGGCCTGATGCTTATAAAGATGCGACTAGATTTCCGTCTGGCCCTTCTTGTAAGGTAGGTGATTTTGTAATCGTGCGTCCCAATACAGGTACACGACTTAAGATTCATGGCAAAGAGTTCAGACTAATCAATGATGATTCAGTCGAAGCGGTTGTGCAAGATCCCCGCGGCATTACCCGCGCAGCGTAAGGAGTTTGCATGGCTACATCAAATGATGACTTTAAATTCCCAGACGAAGTAGAAAATGTTTCAGTTGAAGTAGAGAATACAGAGATTGAAATTGTTGACGATACTCCTGCGGAAGACAGAAACAGACGCCCTATGGAAGAACCTCCATCAGATTTAACCGATGACGAACTGAATAAGTACGATGAAAGCGTAAAGCATCGTATTAAGCATTTCTCCAAAGGTTATCACGAGGAGCGTAGGGCGAAAGAAGCTGCATTGCGTGAGCGTGAAGAGGCTATTAACTTTGCCAATTCGATCATTGAGGAGAACAAAAAACTCAAGGGTTCGTTGACAGAGGGACAAAGACTGATTGTTGATCAGGCCAAACAAGGCTTGGCTCAAGAATTAGACAATGCCAAACGTGCATACAAGCAGGCATACGAATCGGGAGATGCGGATGCGTTGCTATTAGCGCAAGAACAATTGACTAATGTAAAGATCAGGGCTGACAAGATTGAAAACTTTAAGCCTACCCCTTTACAGGAGCCAAGAAATGCGGTACAAATACAACAACCGCAAATTCAGCAGGTTGACCCAAGGGCGGAAGCCTGGAGGGAAAAGAATTCTTGGTGGGGTAAAGACAGGCGCATGACGAGTTATGCACTGGGTTTACACGAGGAACTCACAGTTGAAGAGCGCATCAATCCTTCAAGTGACGAGTACTGGCAGAGAATTGACGCTGAAATGCGGGAAAGATTTCCAGATAAGTTTGAATCTGAAAAACGGCAGGATGCGACACCTTCTGCTAAAAAATCAAACGTAGCACCTGCTACCAGAAGCACAGCGGCCAAAAAGATCGTGCTTACTCAGACACAGGTACAAATCGCCAAGAAGCTTGGTGTTCCATTGGAACTCTACGCTAAACAGGTTGCGGCAGAACAAAGAAGAGGAAGTTAATATGAGTGAAAATCGTAAGCCAAGAGAAACAGAGTCAAGAGAATTTATGCAGCGTCCAGAATCATGGAGGCCGCCAGAAGTTCTTCCTGAACCTAATCCAAGACCCGGTTGGACTCATAGATGGGTTCGTATTAGTATGACAGGTACATCTGATCCTGCTAATATTTCTTCTAAGTTCAGAGAGGGATATGAACCTGTGAAAGCGGAAGAATATCCTGAGATGATGATGCATGCCACTCAAGAAGGCCGATTCAAAGGCAATATTGAAGTTGGCGGTTTGTTGTTGTGTCGTATTCCAGCTGAGTTCATTGAGCAGCGTAATGCATATTACGACAATCAAAACAGAGCGCAGATGGAATCCGTTGACAACACGTTTATGAGAAACAGCGATCCTCGTATGCCTTTGTTCAAAGACAGGCGTTCCGAGGTTCAAATCGGTCGTTAATTTTTTTAGGAGTCCTTAAATGGCTTATCCAATTGTCTCTGCCCCATACGGGCTAAAGCCAATCAATTTGCTTGGCGGACAGGTGTTTTCGGGTTCTACTCGTTTACTTCCTATCCAATACAACTACGGTACAAACATCTTTTATGGTGACTTTGTTAACCTGACCCGTGGCTTGGTAAACCGTTTGGCTGTCACCACTGGTGGCGGCGCATCTGGTATGGTTGGTATTTTCTTGGGCTGTACTTATACAGATCCAGTTACCAAACAGAAACGCTTTAGCCAATACTATCCTGCCAATACATTGGCTGGTGATATTCAAGCCTATGTTACAGATGATCCTGATACTGTTTTCAAAGCAGCTATCGTGGCTTCTTCTGGTTCAACAACTGTTACTTCTGCTGCCGTTGCTATGGTTGGTCAAAACCTTCAAGGTTCTGACTTGGCTGGTAACGTTAACACAGGTGATAGCTCAAATGGTTTGATCATCCCCGCTGCTACTACAAGCTCTGCTTATGTAGCTCGTGTGGTTGGTTTGGTTGGTGATACTGCCCAATCTTTGGGAACTGTTGGTTATACCAGCATCAGTACTGCTACTGTTACTACTGCATCAGGTATTCCATTTGCTCTCCCCGTAGGAACAGATGTGGCATCTATTGCACCTAACGGTCAAATCATTCAGTCAGGTTCTTATGTAGCTACAGCAGCTTCTGCAGGCGCAACTACTGTTGTGTTGAACGCAGCTCCTATTACTGCATTTGCCTCTTCATCAACCCTAGTATTCACACAATACCCTGAAGTTCTTGTTAAATTGAACTTTGGTATCCATGAGTACTATGACGCAACAGCTAGATAAGGAGTAACTTAAAATGGCTATTTCACGCGCACAACTATTGAAAGAACTCCTCCCAGGCTTGAACGCATTGTTCGGTTTGGAATACGCTCGTTACGGTGAAGAACATAAAGAGATTTATGAGACTGAAACCTCTGAGCGTTCATTCGAAGAGGAAACAAAACTGTCTGGCTTCTCTGCTGCACCAGTTAAAGGCGAGGGCACTGCCATCGCTTATGACAATGCACAAGAGGCATGGACTACTCGTTACAACCACGAAACCATTGCTTTGGGTTTCTCAATCACTGAAGAGGCGATTGAAGATAACTTGTATGACTCTTTGTCAGCTCGTTACACCAAAGGTTTGGCTCGTGCTATGGCTTACACCAAGCAAGTAAAGGCAGCGGCTGTTTTGAACAACGCTTTCTCTTCTGCTTATGTAGGCGGTGACGGTGTATCTTTGTTGAACTCTGCTCACCCATTGGTGAACGGTGGTACGAATGCCAACACTCCTGCTACTGCTGCTGACTTGAATGAGACTTCTCTTGAGAACGCTATCATTCAAATCGCCGCATGGACAGACGAGCGTGGCCTTTTGATCGCTGCCAAGCCCAAGAAGTTGATTGTTCCTCCCGCACTCCAGTTCGTTGCAACACGTTTGCTCGACACTAAATTGCGTGTTGGTACAAACAACAATGACATTAACGCTATCGAGAACAATGGTTCTATCCCAGAAGGATACACAATCAATCACTTCTTGACAGCTACTAATGCTTGGTTCTTGACTACCGATGTGCCTAATGGCTTGAAGCATTTTGTCCGTACACCGCTACAAAATAGCATGGACGGAGATTTTGACACAGGCAACGTTCGCTATAAAGCTCGTGAGCGTTATAGCTTCGGCTGGTCCGATCCATTGGGAATCTACGGTTCTTATTGATCGAAAAAGGGGCCCCCAAAAAGGGCCCTTTTTTTGTTGACACTTTTTTTATTTCGTGTATATTGAGGGCTGTCTGGGATTTTTTCTCTTGTTGCCACTGGCCCAGCAGACGATGCAACGATTAACAAGAGGCTTTTGCATAAGGAATTATTATGGGACGCAGCACCTTTGAAGGACCAATTTTATCTGGCGATAACCGCTTTGGTCCAATCCGTGATGTCGGATATGCAGATTTAGTTCAAACAGCATTGTTGGACTTTTCAGTAACAACACCTAACACAGCCAACTATGGCGGTGGCTCTGGAGTGTTTGTTTCTTCAAACAACATTCCTAATAGCACAGGTGTTATTTACACACCACAAGCTGGTGTATTCAGTAGTACAGGACCTACCAAAGCTTCAGCACCTACTGCTGATACATCTGGTACGGTTTATCGTGGCGTGGTTTTCTATTTGCCTTATGCATCAAACATCACTGATGTGATCGTTGACGTTGGCACATTACCCACAGACGGTAGCGTAACTGCTAACTCCATCCAACCTTATGTGTCAAACAACTTTGCCACTAGCACTGGTGTTTACGCTACGATGGCCGCGATTACTTCTGCTACTCGTGGTACGGCAACATTTGTTGGTTCACAATTGGCAGCAACATTGCAAGACGTACAAAACCCACAAGTTGGAACTCAGCCAACATGGTTCTCTCAAGTTGTTGTGACTTTGAAGATTACCAATACAAGTTTGGCAACTCCAACATCAGGTCAGATTGAAGTAACAATTCGTTATACTCAACTTGACATGAACATTGGTAACTCTACAACTTACCCCTACGGTAACTTTGATTAATCTTCTGGGGGCTTAGGCCCCCATCTTTAAACTTTAAGGAGATTATTCATGGCTACAAATGTACCAGCAACAAACAACGTTTTGAATTCAATTACTCGCCAGAGTAAAACTGAGCCATTTGATTTGCAAGTTGCTCGTGGTCAGGTTTATGGGCACAGTGTCCTAAACATTTATGGCTACCAAGCAGCGGTAGGTACATCTTTTGTACCTGTATGGGAAGGTAATACCGCCTATACTTTTCCATCGTCTGCAATTCAAATGCATCTTGCTAGCTCGGTTAATACCGGAGCAGATACAACTTCTTCAGTGACCATAAATGGTTTGGATGCAAACTACAACCAAATTTCTGAAACATTGAAGTTGAATGGTACAACCGCTGTAACTACAGTGAAATATTATTTCCGTATCAACAGCATGGCAGTAACGGCCGGTGCACCTACAGGAAACATCACGCTAAAAGATACAACTGACACTACGTTGTATGCAGAAATTTTAGCTGGCAATGGCCGCACTTTGATGGGCATCTATACCGTACCTGCGGGGTATACGTTTTATTTAAGCCGTATTGACATTAATACAAGCTTGAACGCTAACCCTGCTGGTTACGCAACGTATCAAAACTATCAAACAACTAGCACTGGTGTATCCACTGTTACAATCATTGCTCCGTTTACAAACAACTACCATACGCAAAGGGTTATGCCTAGAGCAGTGGCGGAAAAAACAGATATCCAATTGCAGGCAAAAGCCAGCACTGGCACTGCGGCCTTAACGGTTTCGCAAGAAGGTTATTTGATTAAGAACAATGCTGATGCTGGAAGCACATAATGAGCACCCCCGCATGGCAACGCAAAGAAGGGAAGAATCCGAATGGCGGTCTAAACGCCAAGGGTCGAGCCTCAGCAAAGAGGGAGGGGATGAATTTAAAAGCTCCCCAACCCGAGGGCGGATCAAGGAAGAAAAGTTTTTGCGCTCGGATGGAAGGGATGAAGAAAAAGCTGACTTCATCCAAAACCGCCAACGATCCAAATAGCAGGATCAACAAGAGTTTGCGTGTATGGAAATGTGCTGATGGATGTGCCGTTAAGGGGCTGACCAAAGGAAGGATGGTTTAACATGGCAACAAAATGGGATAGAGTTCCTAACATTCGTGAAGAAGATGTGGTCAAAGGTGTTGGTGAAGACATCAAGAAAGCACTTAAAAGCACAAATGGTTTGCGTGGTGCTGCCGTTGATTCTGTTGAAGAAGCTGCTAGTCGTGCGGCTAGTCGTTTGGGTGGCCGTGGTAAATTGGCGCTTGGTGTTCTTGGAGCTGGATACACTGCAGGTCGTTTGATTGACAATGCAACAGGTATTGGTAAAACATTAGTTGATGCATCTGGTCTTGGTGACATGGCTGCAGATGCTGCCACATCAGGCGATAGAGTTACTCTGACTAAAGATGCACAAGAGAGAATTGAAAAAGGCGCACTGGATAAGAAGCCAGTGAAGAGATCTGTTTCTAAAACAACGATTTCTGCCGAGCCTGCACCCATGATGAAGGAAGAAAAAGATTATGGGCCAGGCATTAGGGATGATATTGGCGCTCCTAAAGAGCCAGGCGGTGACTTGATGAAGCGTGGTGGCAAAGTTAAGCATCATGCAAAAGGTGGAGTAACCAGATCATCACCATCTAAACGTGCTGACGGTATTGCTCAAAAGGGTCATACTAAAGGAAGGATGATTTAATATGGGCGGCATGAACATTAATTCCCCACCTGAGCAGATGCAAGAGCAGTTGAATATCATCAACAATGCTGCCAAGCAGAATGCTAAAAAAGAAGCTGACTATCAAAGCCGTTTGCAACAGTATGTAACTGGTGGCAGAGGCGCTGGCATGGGTTTTAAACCAAGACCAGAAGACGCTGATGCTGCTGAGTCTGCAAGACAGAAAGTATTTAATCCTGACCAACAGCCTTTGCCTGACTCGATAGAGCAGCCACAGATTGAGGGCAAGAAAAAGGGTGGGAAAATCAGACATTACCCCAGTGCTGAAGCGGCAGTAAAAGCGGCAGACAAGAGGGGTGATAAAAGCATTACTGTGGTATTTGGTCATGCATCTAAACGTGCAGATGGGATTGCAAAACGTGGACATACAAAAGGTAGATACCTATAATGGACACAACGATGTGGAATGCAGTTCTATCCTTGCTTGTCGCTATTTTAGGATGGGTGTTGAGAGAGAAATCAGCAGAATTGCAACGCATTACTATTTTGCTCAATCGGACACGGGAAGAGATGGCAAAAGAGTATGTGACAAAAGCAGAAGTCCATGCAGATATCAACAGAGTGTTGGATCGGTTGGACAGACTGGAAAGCAAAATTGATCGACTAATGGAGAATGCCCATGCCATCTCATAGCAAGAAGCAGCATGATTTTATGGAAGCAATCGCTCACAACAAGGCGTTTGCAAAGAAGGTTCACATACCCCAAAAGGTAGGTGAAGATTTTGTAAATGCCGATAAAGGCAAAA